AGCAGTGTGTGCATGTGCCGCTGGCGCAGGGGGAGTATGATGCTTTTGTGGGACTGGCCTATAACATCGGAGGGAAGGCTTTTTGCAATTCGCGGCTGGTGCAGAAGGTGAATGCTGGGGACTACAAAGGGGCGTGTGGGGAGATTCTTCGCTGGACGTACTATCAAGGCAAGGACTGTGCGGATGTTAGGTACAAGCATCTATGTGGGGGACTTGTGACACGCAGGCAGCAGGAATACAAACAGTGCATGGAGGGATGAGGAATGGACGATAGGACAAAATATTATCTGATCGGGGGAGTTGTTGTGGTTATTGCGGCCACAGCGGCGATTGTGAGTCTCTCTTGGTCATTGCTGAAGCCAGTGGTGAGTGAGCCAAAGCCGGATGTTGCGGTACTGGCAACGGTGGCCCCACAGGTGCACAGGGAGATAAAGGAGGATGTAGCGGTGCCTGCGGCAAAGGTGCGAGCATACAGGCCAGCTGTGAAGCACAAGCTGAAACTCCCACAGGCTGTACAAGATGATGCGGCGCAGTCAGTTGTGAGTGCGAGCCAAGTGGCAGCTGACGAGCACCCGCAAACTGTAACTGCGGTGTTGGACACAGCGACTGGAGTCACCACGCAGTATGTGAAGGAAGAGCCGTTGCCTTGGGTGGGTGTGCAGCAGCACTCAGAGGCGGGGATGTACGCTGGGGTACAGAATGGGCAACCAGCAGTGAAGGCGTATGTACGGCAGGAATTATTGCAAGTAAAAGCCCTGCACTTGGGGGCTATTGCTGAAGCCACACAAGTGCAGGGCAGGGGGCTGGATACCTTTGCTGGATTTGGTGTCTGGGCTAGATGGTAGCCAGTAGCCTACTCACAATCCCCCCAGCTTTTCTCGCTACTGACAATCCCCACCGGAATCACCAGCGGGTCACTGTAGGGGATGACAATCTGCGCTTCCTCTACAATCCTCTTCAGCCAGTGTTCCTTGCCTTCTATGGGCACCTGCCCCATCAGAGAGTCGTGAACTTGGAGCAGGACTTCAGCCTCTGGCAAGTTGTTGTGGATGTTGACATAGGCACGATTGATGAGGCAGCCTACTGTTGATTGTGGTATCCATGCGACTGCCTGATTGAAGATAGTCCCTTCTATTTTGTCGAAGAAGTGTATGCGGTAGCCAAAGGCATTCTGCACGTACCGGCGGCCACTGACCTGCTTCTTGATATCATCTTGCCAGCGTTTGATCTCCGGTGCAAGCCCGAAGTACCATTTCTGGATTCGCTCGGTTTCATGCACAAGCAGGCCGATGCGCGGTGCAATGCCATCCGCAGTCCCCAGATAGTTTGTCCCGTGGCACAGTGATTTGAACATGCCATATTCCCTCGGGTGCGACTTCTTCGTCATACTGGGATTGTGGTAATACTCCCGCATGACTTCAATGTAGGGCTTCCTGCCATTGGCAAAGTGGTCTTTCATCCACTTGCAATCGCTCTCCCATGTCACAATTCGCAAGTCGGCGCTGTCTAGGTCAATGTCGAACATGGCCATGCCGGGGTCAGGGATGAAAAGTTTGCGGACATTCGGCAGGGACAGGCCGCCGCCTTCAACCTCACCGCCCTTCGGGATGTTTTGGCAATTCAGCCCGGAGCCAAAGGCGTTCTTGCTAGAGGCGAATCTGTAAGTCTCAGTCCCGCAGATATTGAAAGTGGTGCGGATGCGACCGTCTGTGTCCAGCTGCGCCTCTACGAAAGTTGAGTTGAAAACTCCCAGAGAACGCAGTTCGGAGATTGTGCGGGTGAGGGGCTGAAGTATTGGCTCCCGCATTGCGAGTTTGTGCAGGGCCTCATCATTGGTTGTAGGTGACATGCCGCCTTCTGCGTTCCGCTTGAGCACCTTCTTCTGCGCGAGTTCTTCATAGAAGAGTTCCTGCATCTGCTTGGGAGAGCGGATGTTGACTGGGTGGCCAAGGACTTCTTCCATCCAGGTTTCTCGGGCAGCCCGTGCCTGCAGGAGTTCCTGGGAGAAGGTGGCACGCCTGCGCGTATCCATGCGAATCCCACGATTCATTGTCTTGAGAACGCAGGGGGCGAGGGATTGCTGGAAGGCGTTGACATCTTCGAGCTTGAGGGACTTCACAACCTGCGTCAGGACTTCATGTATCGCAAGAGTGCGCAGGGAGTCTGTGCAGTTGTAAATCCAATACTTGTCCTCACCTTCCCCCTTGGGGCCGTCAGTCCAATTGGTACGGTCATCCTTCCAGTACAGGTGATCCTCCAGATACATCGAAGAGAGGAAGGCCAGATTTTTTGGAAGGTTGGAGAAGCAGGAGTGCTGCTGAATCATCGTGTCTTGCACGTCCGGGCAGAGGAAGTGCCAATAGCGATAGATGTACTGCGCATCGTAGTTCCAGTTTTGCCCGATGATCTGCACCAGTGACATGAGGCGAATCATGCGGAGTACGAGCTGGGATTCCTCTTCCAGAGACCAGTAGCCTTCGTCAGAGTGTTGGCACATGAGGGGAATGCAAATGGCTTCTGAGGAACTCCATGCGAAGGAGATGCAGGCAATGTGCCCTGCACGGGTTTCGATGTCAGCACCGAGTTTGAGCTTGTGGCCAGCATTGAGAGCGGCTGAGGCAGAGGTGATGAGGGAATCCAAGGTGTCGGCAGCTTGGGAATAACTCGGGCGTATTACAAGCCTGTAATCCGTGCGAGAAACCCGTGGATTGTCCTTGTGCCTGGCCACCCGCTTCAGGTCATGCAGCAGAATCGGACGCAGATTCCATTGCATATTCAGAAGCGCGGGGGAGATTGTAGGGATGACTTTCAAGTCTGGGATGAGTGTAGAGGCCATCACAGACGACCTCCAGTTCATCGCACCCCACTCCCCAGTTAGCGCCCACAGCGCCAAGTCCCCAATGGCGCAGACAACATTTGGTTTGAGAGCCAGGAGTTCCTGCCGTAGCCGCTCAATCCCCTCCACTACCTGGGGCAGCACCATCTTGCCGTTGTAATAAACATGGGCTGGAGTGATGTCTTTTTTCTTCAGCGCTACAAGTCCCCCCGTCCTACCAGAAGGCGCCTTGGAAGTGCATACCATTGTCAGGTAGCAGCTCTCCCTTGGAATCCCAGCCTCCCGCATGAGTTTCGTGAGTTCTATTCCAGGCATACCCCGGAATGGTTCTCCTGTGGCGATATCCTGCTCATGCGGGAACTCTCCTACTATTGCTATGGCCGCATTATTCGGCCCGACTGCGCGTATCATATGACTATAACTCCTGCGTGTGTGTATGAAGGGGAAAGGCCAGCGGCTACATCCCCATTAAAGCCGCCAGTTCCTCCCCCAACGCCTTCCCAGTGGTAACAGGTGGATTTCTGTCAGCTTCCTCCACATCTTTCAGCCGCTGCAGGCACACTCCATAGTATTCCTTGGAAGCTTCCAGCACCGTTGCTTTGCACTTCTTGGCATGAGCAGCTGGGATAAGTGTGCCAGTGCCCCCGAAGGAATCCAAAACCTCATCCCCAGGCCGCACACTTCGCATCAGCAGATTCTCATAGAGTGCAACCGGCTTTTGCGCGCCGTGCTGTAAGCCCATGTCGGCAGTTGTAGCGATAATGTCAGGGTAGATTGCTGTGGTCTTTTTATGCCCTTTGATCGCGTACAGGATGCACTCATACTGCCGGCGTGGGCCCTCTTCAGGGAGCGGAACTCTGCCACTGTTGGGCTTCGTGTGCAGGATCGGTGTGCGGAATACGTACCAGCCGGCGGCTTGCATCAGCGCCTTCAGCTCATGGAAACGGTCGAAGTCACAGAAGATGTATGCGTGGGCCTGGGGCTTCGTGACGCGGAAGCTCTCTGGGCACCACCGACGCATTAGCTCTTGCCAGCTCTCGTGACTGTCCTCATAGTGGTGGCTGTGATTGGCCAGTCTCCCCTCCCCGGCGTCGCCGAAAGCATCGGCCCCCATTCCGTAAGGGGGATCAGTGAGGATGACGTCGAAACGCTCTGCTGGGCATACCCTAAGCCAGTCGAGGCAGTTGACATTGTGGACT